GTATACCCAGCAGGTGAGAGCGGTCACCTCACAGGCATAACGAACACTACAGCAACCACAGGTATGATGCTTGTGGGTTATGAATTTGATGAACCACATGGAGAGAGACAATACACAGTCGAGAGTGTGTTGTTAGCAGCAGAACCATATCATGTTGGTCTAGAAAACGTCACCAACGAGAGCAAAGAGCATATGTTTGCAGATCCAATGCTGACAGGATCTGTGTCTGCAGATGATTTAACCGTGATCGGTAACTTGGATGTACAGGGGACCACAACCCAGCTCAACACAACAACATTCGCGACCAGTTCATTCAGCATAAAGAACCTGGGTACAACTGTCGCGTTGAAAGTGGAACAGACCGGAAGCACCGGATGTGCTCAGTTTTTCGACGGTGATGAAATCATGTTGGATCTGGCTGATGGTAAAAAGGTGGGTATTTTAGGAGCGGCAACACCTGGGTATGACGTGACTATATATGGCACGATAAGTGCTTATGGTCCGTTGAATACACATGGTGCTGTCAACGGTAGAGACATGCAACAAGATGGTAGAAAGTTAGATGATCTGGCACCGTACAGTGATGTGACCAGCATAGCACTGAGCAGCGTATCAACAGATTTAGCTCATCTCAAAGCTACTGTGCCGTTCTACTCAAACGTCGTGATAGACAAAGGTTTTGATCTGTTAGAAGATGGTGACACATACAAAAAAATACCAACATCTGCCACAACCAATGCAAATTATTCAACTGAAAAAATCACTGGAATTGAAAACGGTGCTGATGTCACAGGCGATCACAGTGCTGATATAATTTTGAACGATGTACCAGATGGTCCATGGACAGGCAACAAGGCCACAACATTCGTCAAGGTGACATCAGCTGATCGAGACAGAGTCACAACAATCAGAGGAGTTTCCGGAGCGTTATACACCGGTGACGCTGGAGGTGACATAACCAACGATGATATAGCGTCAGCGTATCATGAAGCGTATCCTAATTTCTGGAGCACTAGTAATGAGAGTGAGTATCGAACCATAGTTGTACCCAAGGTGAATGATGTATACACGGACCACGTGGCGGTGAGCGCCAATCGTGACGCGGTGATAACCAAAGTTGAAAACACAAGTGCCGATTGGGACAGTGCTTACACAAGTGTGAACAACACAAGTGCCAACTGGGACACATCATATGCAGATTATTTGAATGTCAACGCTAACCGGGATGCAGTGATAACCAAAGTTGAAAACACCAGTGCCGATTGGGACACAGCATATGCAGATTATTTGAATGTCAACGCTAATCGGGATGCAGTGATAACCAAAGTTGAAAACACCAGTGCCGATTGGGACGATGTATACACAAGTGTGAACAACACAAGTGCTAGCTGGAATGCTTCTGTGAACAACATAGGTGGTGTCAATCTACCAGATGGCGAAGCTCAATTGTCCAGCTTGAGTGTGACAAGTGGGTTATCCGCTAGTGGTACCACCAGGATCAGTGGTGAGGTTTATTGCTTATCTGGTGCTGATTGGAAACAAGGATTGACACAAGAAATTGATGTGGGTGGTACAATATTACAATTTATTGATGGTATTTTAGTCAATTCCCGCCCGGAATAAACAAATGGAGTCTTTAAACACAGGAGGGCCAGACTAACCGCCAACCCGGCTGGGTTGATGCGGAAAGTGAAGCATTACAATGAGCCATTCTGATCATACATTACAAGACGCGTTTAGAGTCAAAAAAGGTTTGCATGTCACTGGGGTGTCTGTGCTTAGTGGAGATGTAGCAATCGCCGGTGAGCTACGAGCAGACAACTTAGAGATACCCTTTGAAACACTCAGTGCCAAGAAGATTGTGTGGCATGATGGGTTGCGTGATGAACAATATGTAAGTTCACCAGGCGGAAACATCACAACCACCACAACGTGGCATCCAATGTCTGTCATACCGGATGTGTATCTGTATGGCACCACACAGTTTCGTGATGTGGCAACATTTGAGAGTGATGTGCATGTGCAGGGTGATTTATACGTGGATGGTAATGCTTATCTGAGTGCGGGTGCCGGCGGAGTGATCAATGTTGGTGACTCGACCAGTGATGTTGTTGTGTTCACAGCTGATGTGAACAGTCACATCATACCCAATCAAAACATGACGTTTGATCTGGGCACCGCTGACAAACACTGGCAAACAATTTACACACACGATCTGAGCGCGCATGGTTCAGTTGATGTGACCGGAGCGATGAGTGTGACGCAAGGCACACAACTCAATGGCACATTGGATGTTGCTAAACGAACAACATTGCATGAAGATTTACACCTGAGTGGTGCTGCTAGCATTGTGGGTAACACTGCAGTCAGTGGCAACACCGAGTTGAGTGGCACATTGACAGTGGATGATGCAACCACAATCAATGACACACTGGACGTTGAATTGAACACCACATTGCACGGCGATCTGAGTGTTGTCAATGACACTGTGTTGACTGGAGAGTTGTCTAGTAAGTCAGATGTACATGTGTTTGGAGATCTCAGAGTTGATGGCGATGTGTGGTTCAATGCCAACAACGCTGGTGGCACCAACACGATCAATCTGGGTGATGATGACACGGACAACGTGGTGTTCAACGCGGACATCGACAGTAACATCATACCCAATCAAAACATGACGTTTGATCTGGGCACCGCTGACAAACACTGGCAAACAATTTACACACATGATCTGAACGCGCATGGACAGCTAAGCGCGAGCGGAGCAGTGCATTGGAGCGGTGGTTCTAGTGTCAGTGCCAATGATGTGTACACCACAACGAACACGTATTCTGCTGATTGGCAAAACGCTGCTACTGCAAGCAAAATAACACAAATTTTAACTCCGGCTCCCGGAGCAGTTGTTGATTCATATGATCACACTCATCAAAAATCAGCGAAATATTTGATTGAAGTGGAGGATGTATCATCTGGTACCGGCACAAGTGGTGCTGTGTTTTTCACAGAGATGTCTGTTGTGACAGACGGCTCTGTTGTGTCAAGTGTACAATATTCACAAAACTACACAACGTCAGACGCGTTTGTAGAATTTTACACCACCATAAACGGCAATGATGTGGAGGTGAAAATACGCAACATCAATTTGTACACAAATGTATCCAATTGCGCGGTCCGGATCAACAGACAAAGTACTAGATAAATCACACAATTGTATCATTAGAGACTAAATATTACATATGGCAATAGATAAAAATTTCAAAGTACAGAACACGTTACAAGCTGGTGCAAGCGGTTTGTTTCCTGAAGCAATTATAGTAGGTGGCGGTGATCCATCATGGGCTAGCCCAGTGTATGATGGGACCAAGGTCGCGATAGAAACGTACGGTAAAATATTGAGTGGTGGTACAGACCTGTCCAGCATGTTTGGTGATGCTGTGGAGACCATTCGGGCTCATGGTAACACACAAGCCACTATTCAATACGACACACAAAACGCCACCGGTACATTTTCAGATGTCAGTGTAACAGGTCTAGGAAGCACAGACGCACCAACATTTGGTGGAATGATGCTCAGTGGCGCGAACACAACAACAGCCACGTTGAGCACCGCAGCAACCTTCACCATCGATCCTGTCGCTATCGGTAATAACACCGGAACGGTTATCATCAAAGGTGATTTACAAATAGATGGTACAACCACTACAATCAACTCAACAGAATTGTCAGTGGATGATAAAAACATTGTGATAGCACAAGGTGTGACGAACAGTAGTGCTGCAGATGGTGCTGGTATCACAATCGACACTATCAGCGAGTCGTTGTTGTACAAACACAATAGCGATAATTCACATTGGAGTCTCAGCAACAACCTAGTTGGAGGAACCGGGTCAAATGCTTTTATACTCGCGTCGGAGGGTGCTCACGATTTAACTTTACAAACCAATGGTGTGGCTGGAACCAACAGTGGTAACATAACCATCACTGACGGAAGCAATGGTGACATCACCATCGATCCAAACGGATCCGGTTCTCCAGTGCTGAGCGCCACGGAAGTGTTACAAAAATCCACTGGTGGTTCGATAGTAACAGACGGAGTGTATCACGGCACGGTGTCGACCGATGCCACATTGAACATCGACACACTTGCGGTTGCGGACTTCACTGGTGCTGATTTTCTGATCACAATCAAGAGTGGTGCAAATGTGGGTGTGATCAAACTGACAGCAGTCAACACTGGTGGTGTGATTGATGGCACAGTGTATGGTGAGGTGCTCAATGGTGCCATCAGTTTTGGTACCATTGCTTTAACAAGCGCCACCGGTAAAGCTCAATTGTCTTTTGGAGCCGCCGGAGACTATGCAACTGACGGTGCCAAAGTGACTGTCAAGGTGACAGGCGTGATTTAACACACAACCAACAGATTTAACAAAAAAGCCGTCAGTTGACGGTTTTTTTGTGGACCGAGCATGTTGCTAGCATAAATATACATGTAGGGGACAGGGAACCTAACAAATGACAGCAGACATAAAATTCAATGTGAGACACGGCATGACCGTGGGAACAAGCAAAACATCAGTGCTTGACAACAACGGTGGCTTGAGTGCCACAAACCTGGATGTAGACTCTCAACAAACTGGTGGTCAAATCTTGAGCGGTGGTACCGATCTGTTGGACATATTCAGTTCCAACATCAACGATCTGTTCGATGTGACAATCACCAGTGTGAGCACACTTGACACTCTGGTGTACACCGGAAGCAACTGGGCTAACAAGCATGATAAAAACACACTTGAAGTGATGTACACTCATGCACGTGATCAATTTTTCAACAAGCTGATATACACCGAAACAGACGCGTTGTCCGCGATCGAGGTGTTTGAAGATAATACTGAAGCGGTCAAACTGTACACACGCTTGATGAAATATGACACCACAACAGACACGCTCACAGCTGTCACCACCACAGACAACGTGAATGGAAACACACTCACAAAAACCCTAGGTTACACCACAACAAACACTTTGACCTCAACAGACAGGAGTTACACATAAATATACGATATATGAGTTGGACAATTACAAGCAGCATAGCAACAATAAAACATCCCGGTGGAGAGCCTAACCTTCCCGGTTTATCTAGAACAAAGGATCACGCATGAGTTTTGCTGAAGCAAATAACATAATAACACAGACTGGCACCGACACTGACCTTAGTGGCTTACTGGGCGTGCCTGGTGTTACTGTCGTTGATAATGGTAGTCACAAAACTTATCACATTGATAATAAGCAACTAAGAATTAATGGTACTTTGACCATTGACCCGCAGGTGGAATGTTTGCTTTTTGAAAGATACATCCTTTACATAAGTGGCACATTGAATTTCGGTGTGACTTCGGTAATTGGTGGAGCCACTAGATACTCTCGTGCGCTTGGTTTAATATCTCACGATGATGGATATGGGAGGTTTCGAGTGCGAAGCGGAGGCACTTTAAATTGGAATGGGGGTGCAATGAAATTAAGAGGAGGTTGTGACTTCGAGGATGGCTCAACTGTAAGCATCACCAATGGAATCATAATTGCCACCCACTCCACAATAGGTCAAAGACTGAGGATGAACACTGCCAATTGCTCGGTGGACGGACTCTCCATTGACGGCAATCTCCGCTTTGATGTGTTCAAGACATTTGTAAAATTTGAAAGGTACAATCCTGGTTTCACTGAAACTGGTGTAATACAAAAGGTAGGAAGTACTAATGAGGGAACTGATGACCCTTTTGTGCTTACAGATTTTGATGCCCAAGGAATAGAATCACCCAATGGTGACTTTATTGGGAGCAGTTTCGCTGCGACTAAAATTGAGTTCGTTAACATGGGGTTCACAGGAGACTTCAATATTTCCCATGATAGCACAGGTGGTGGGTCAGCAGTAACTACCCTTTACAAAGATATAAAACTGAAAATAGTGGATACTGACATCTCAAATATTGAAGGGGCTAAATATTGGGCTACAGATAAAGATAATGATAATAGGTTTTCTGGTACTGCAAGTTGGCGGGGCGCGCAGAATGCAGATGAAATATTTTCTTCTGACAGAGTCTACACAGGATCAACTGACTCAAGTGGTGAAGCGACAGAACGATTGCTAACTCGTTCATGTTACGGAGGATTATCTCCACAAGGTGTTTATAATGGAAATACAACAGTGGATTATCGTGGCGAAACTACTGACAATACAGATGTTTTTAATTTTTATGTAGCATCATACGAACACACATTAAATAATGTCTCTCCATCGTGTCTTGGCACAGGAGTTCTCGAGCAACAAGTAGTTTTGTTTGCTGATGTATTTTTGACGCAGTCTGATAAAGCCATCGTTGATACCTATACCGAAATTGACACACCCCAGAAGTTCTACGACAGGGCAAAGGCTTACCTAGTGGACAATTATGCGGGTGAAACAGAAACTATTGTGACAAGAGACGGTAACACAATTGATGCAGGCTCTTATAATGTGATTGTAGATAAAGAAGCCACTAATGTGTTTGAACTCAACAGCACCACGGACACCATAACAATCAGTGCTGATACATTTGTTGGTAACATAAGCACAGGTGGTTCATCTCAATTGCTAAATGATGCTGTAGTAATTGGTACATTTGGTTCCAATACTGTATTGCCATGGACGGTGAAAAACATTGAAGCCACCACACGTATACAACTATACAACACAACAGCACCGAGACAAGGTGTGATATACACAAACAAATACTCAGGCACACCTGGTGAGTATGTTGATGTGTCTGGTACATACGACCAAACAGAAATACAAGTTGGTGATATTGTGCGTTTGAGATGCACTTGCGTGGTCGGGGCACAAGCCATGTTACCAACTGAAATAACCACTGTCGCAACAGAAACCGGGATTGTGTTCTCAGTAGATCAAAAACCAGACGAGGTGTACAACAGTAATAACATAAATGGTAGCACACTGGATTTCGGTGGTACAACAGCCGACACCACACGCACATTATCTGCCGATTATGTGTCACCCATGGGTATCGATGTGAGTGATGCTGATGGTACTGCGAGTGTCAAACAAATCTATGCATTCTTTGTTTATTCAACCACGACAGAAACTGGCGTGCATTTGTGGTTCAAAGGCATGAGAGCCATCGACAATGCCAACTACGAGATTGATGTTGATTTGGCTGATATAAAAATACAGAATGTTGGAAGCAATGCTGTTGTTGTGAGTGATGGCAGGTTGTTTCGTAACGATCAAACATCTGTGTTGTATGCTGAAGACGGTGACAAGCCGATATCCATGGACTCCGGTGCATTGGTCACCAGTGTGCAACCACAAGTAGAAGCGGTGCTCAACTCAAATTCAAAGATTGGCAAGATAAACACCAATAGTAATCTGATCCCCGGTCTACTTTAAGATAAATATTTACGATGACAACAGAACATAAAGATTTAGACTATTTAAAAGGTAAATTCGAGGATGGAGATCGACCCACTGGAGATGATTTCGCCAGATTGCTAGACAGCTGCCACAACACCAAACAGATGACTGATGTCACCATAACAAAGAATCTTGATGTGCAAGGAGTCACGTTGCTTGAACAAGATGTCACCATAAACAGTGACTTGACCACACAAGGTAGGTTGCAAGTGGATTCTGACACACAGCTCATGTCCAGCATGAGGTTACATGGCCCGGGGGTATTTGATCAAACATTCACAGTACAAGGGTCTGTGTCACTAAACAATACACTGAATGTTGCTGGTGTGACGAATATACACAACACTCTGCTTGTGCAGGATGGCGTCACACTACAAGACACATTGCAGGTTCACGGGGCAGTAGTACTATCCAATGGACTGATAGTAGCAGGTGATGTGGTCATGGACAGCAATCTTGTGACACATGGCACAATATTCGCCAACACCATGCAAGTCTCCGGAGCAACAGACATAACTGGCCCGGTCACAATATCTGGAACATTACACACAGACGACACAACGATAAACACATTGAAAGTGTCTGGCGCGGCCAGATTCGATGAGCATGTGCACATCAAAGGTGATCTACGTGTTGATGGAAACACATACTTGAGCGCCGGAACAAGTGGTGTGATCAATGTTGGTGACACCGATCAAGACAACATCAATTTCAATGCTGATGTGAGCAGCAACATCACACCTAGCAACAGCAACACACATGACCTGGGTTCAGACACAAACAAGTGGAGAACCACATACACTAATGATATTGTGGTTGATGGCTTGGTTGATGGTAGAGATATATCCATCGATGGACAAACACTAGACAACACACACTCTGTTGTGTCAACAACAAGTGCTCAGTGGAATCAAACACATGCACATGTGTCTGCAAACGGTGACACATGGGACGATACATCCAGTGTGGTTCAAAGCAACAGTGCCAGTTGGGAAGAGACAGCAGACATCAACGAGATCATCAACAATATCTCCCCACTCAGTGCAGATTGGACTGCAGCTAAAACAACGGTGTTTGAGCATTCCGATGATTGGAGCAACACATATACCACAGTCAAATCAAACAGCTCTGATTGGGAGATTGACCAGCTGGTGGATTTGAAGGATGTGGATGCAACCGGCATTGAAAACAACTCCATATTGAGATACGAATCAACAACAAACAAGTGGGTGGCCAGCACCGTGGAAGATGAGGTGGTGAAAGCAACTGCAGCTTTGATTGTGTTCGATCATGGATCAGATTCAGAAATACCTTTGAATGGATTGACGTTGTCAATAACAGACAACAATCAAGATGTACCGTACAGAACCGTCACATTCACCGCGGACAGCGCCGAGCTGTCTGGTGTGAACACAAAGATTGACTCTACTAATTACACATATGGTACCAGTGGATTGAGCGCAAGTCCAGTGAGCATGAACAACATTGCTGCTGTTGTGGTTGATGTGATCAACCAAGCCAACGCTGAAGGTGATATTTCCATATTGGCCGGGCAAAACAACAATCGCATAATCTTGCAACAGCAATATGGTGGCCCTGGTGGCAACACGGATATCGCTGGTACAGCAACTGGTAACAGCAATCAAGCCTTTTTACATGATGACAATGGTGGTAACGCACATCATCCAAAATTCACCGGTGGTGCCAATCTAAACACTTTCGCTAGCATGGATGACACTCCGGCTGGTTATGGATCTGATGCTGAAAAATTTGTGAAAGTTAACTCAACAAATGATGGGTTGGAATTTGTAGAACATAACACATCAGATTGGGACACGGTTGTAACAACAGTCAACACAAACAGTGCCAGCTGGGAAGAGACTGCTGATATAGATGCGATCATAAACAACATCAGCGGTGTGAGTGGTGATTGGAACAGTGTCTACACAGATGTTAGCGAGACCAGTGCCAATTGGGACAGTGTCTACACAAGTGTTAGTGAGACCAGTGCCGATTGGAACAGTGTATACACAAATGCTAGTGAGACCAGTGCTGATTGGAACAGTGTTTACACAAGTGTGAGCACCACAAGCGCCAATTGGAATACCACATACAGTGATTTTGAGAGTGTGTCAGCGCAACGTGACGCGGTGATAACCAAAGTTGAGAACACCAGCGCCGATTGGGACGATGTATACACAAGTGTTAGTGAGACCAGTGCCGATTGGAACAGTGTTTACACAAGCGCGAGCACCACAAGCAGCACATGGGACAATGTATACAATTATATACAAACAACCAGTGGTGATGGATACGCTACTCTAGATGCTGGTGGTAAACTTTTAACAGATCAAATACCAGAGCTGAGTATCACACGAGTACATGTGGTGCAGAATCCTGGTGACGTGGTCAACTTGAATCCTACAGAAGGAATACAAGTGGGTGATGTAGTAATTGTAGTGACTACATTTGATAATTTAATTGCTGTTGATACTACTCCTGGAGATTTTGGTAAATATACCGCCGGTACTGAGATTTATTCTGGATACAACAAACTGGCTTTACCTGCAGATCTAGTACAAACAATCAATGGTAACACCGGACCTCACGTGATATTAACTACTGATGATATCAAACCAGGGTCCACCAACATGTACACCACACAAGGACAACAAGATATGTGGAGCGACACATCTAACGTGGTGCAAAGCAACAGTGCCAGCTGGGAAGAGACTGCTGATATAGATGCGATCATCAACAGCATCAGTGGTGTGAGTGGTGATTGGAGCAACACATACACAAATGTTAGCAACATCAGTGCAGCAAGAGACCTAGTGATAACAAAAGTTGAAACAGCTTCTGCTGACTGGGATGACACATACACAAATGTTAGCAACATCAGTGCAGCAAGAGACCTAGTGATAACAAAAGTTGAATCTTCATCCGGGACATGGGACGATACATACACAAATGTTAGCAACATCAGTGCAGCAAGAGACCTAGTGATAACAAAAGTTGAATCTTCATCCGGGGCTTGGGACGATACATATACATTTGTTAGTGGTGATAGTGGTACTAACAACACTGATTACAATCATATGAACTATGTAGCAGTGAGTGGTGACACCATGACTGGTAGTCTTGATATCGTTGGTGGTGAGCTCGTGGTAGGTGGTAATGTTACAATCGCTGGTGATTTGATACACCAAGGAGATACTGGTACAAGGATCGCATACAGTGAAGATACAATAACGCTCGAGACTAACAGTCAGGAGTACATCACGATAGACGGAACGGGATCAACTCCAAACCAAGTTATAATAAACAATCCAAACATCGAGCCAGTCGATTTCACGATTAAATCGGTGAATTTAACCAGTGAAGCGGCATTCTTTGTTGATGGTACAGACGGTAAAATAGGTGTTAATACAGAGATATTGACAACACAATTCAATGTGTCTGGTGATTCTAAATTCACAGGTGATATGGAGATAACAGGAGACAGCTCAGCTGTCAATGGTACATACACGGGTGATGTCAATATAACTGGTGATATAAGCACCACCGGTATCATCACCAGTGGTGGCACAACACTACACGATATATTTACAACATCTGATGATGTACATGGTGATTTGACAGTACATGGGTCAATTTCCGCACAAAGTGATATTATCACATCCGGTACTCATAAGGTGTCTGGTGATATCATATGTGAAGGTGATGCTAGAGTGAGCGGTGATACTACAATAACAGGTAGTTTGACTGCTGATAATTACACATCAACAACTGGGTACTCTGTATTGGATGGCGGTGTAATCAAACCCGGAATAACACAAGACATAAACATTGGTGGACATATCCTACACATTGTTAATGGATTGATCGTAGGAGTCACAGATGAATAATGTCACAATCAATTGAAACCAAACCACTGAGTGCTTTTTACAGCACCAATTTAAACCCGATAGTCAAATCGTATGAAAGACTAGCTACTCGGATAGCGTACACGCTAGGTTACCCGCAGATAAATATCGAAGCACACCAAAATCAAGTGTATGAAAACATCAGTATCGCTATCGAAATGTTCTCAAAATATGCTGGTTATACAGAAGAACTATTAACATTCAACTCTCGATTGTATGAACCTGGCAAAGGTTTGAGAATGGATGTGTTGTTCACAGCGACAGAACAACTCAAGAACTCACATCCAACAGATCCAGAAGACACAACATTAGATACAAGCTTGTATGAAATTGGTCGATCAACCATAGGTGATGGTCCTGTAGATTTTTCTATCTCATACACATCCCCCGCGAAACAAACTGATCAAGATCCACCTAACATGTTGGGCAACATGAAGGGTTATGATTATCTTACTGACAGTTACCGTAAGGTTGTTGATTTGTTCGCGTTTGAAGAAGGTAGTTCTTCCGGTATAAACACACTGTTCACACTGGAGCAGACGTTGGCTCAACAAACATATTTCAGCTATGCATTGGGTAAATATGGGTTTGACTTGATCAGCTGGTATACTCTAAAAACGTGGCTAGACACGAGACGTAAATTGTTGTCCCAAGATTACTATTATCGATTCGATGACAGAAAACAAACCATGTATTTGACACCCGAACCAGGTGGCGGAGCCCGACGAACACATTTTTATGGCATAGTAGGTGCATATGTTGAACGACCAGTTCATGAATTGGTCCAAGAGCAATGGGTATATCAATATTCATTGGCTTTGACAAAAATTATAATTGGTCGTATACGAGGCAAATACAGCGGCACAAACCTATTTGGCGGCGGTGCACCTAACTATACAGAGTTGCTATCAGAAGGAAATCAAGAGAAAGACAAGCTTGAGACTAAGTTGTATGAAGGTGTACCTGGGTTCGGTGACGGTCAACCACCGATGTTTTTTGTAGGTTGAAGAAGAAACCATATAAAAAATACAAGGAGTACAGACAGGGAACATACAAGCCTGTCAACAGCTTCAAATTCAAAGGGTCAAAATATCCCAGGTATTTGAGCAGCTGGGAGCTTAAATTTTTTAAGTGGTGTGATCGAAATCCCCATGTTGTTGAATGGTCCAGTGAGAGTGTACATATACCGTATATTTCACCAGTTGATGGCAAGATGCACAGATACCTTGTTGATAATGCTGTACACATAAGAGAGGGTAATAATATAGTCAAGTATTTGATAGAAATCAAACCAAGCAAACAGACACGACCACCAACAACTCATGGTAACAAAAAAAGATCGACAATCGTATATGAGCACGCGACATGGGGTGTGAATCAGGCTAAATGGACAGCTGCTAAAAACTGGGCTGATAAAAACAAGTATATATTTCAGATTGTGACGGAAAAAGATTTCGCGCTATTTAACAAATAGTGTGGAAAACGCTGATAATTTCATAAGTAATAGTAACATGCATGCGAATTTATTAGTTGAAACGGCTGATCCGAGAGATTTTGAATATATCATAGAAGAAAAGAGTAACACTTCTGAAGCGACTATACGTATACGTGGGCCATATTGTGCGGCTCAACTCACAAACAAAAATCTTAGACAATATGATGAATCTGAGATGAGAGAGGAAGTCAAACGATACACAGAGCAAATGATTGAAACCAAGCGAGCATTAGGTGAATTGAACCACCCGACAACTGCTGATGTTGATTTAGAACGCGCCTGTCATTTAGTTACTTCATTGAAACCATCTAAGGACGATCCAAATATATATATCGGTGAATCCAAAGTACTAAGCACTCCAAGCGGTTGTGTAGTACAATCACTGATAAGAGATGGGTGTAGTGTTGGTATGAGCACCAGATCTCTAGGTAAACTCATGCCAATTGAGGATGGATCAAACGTAAGCATGGTGAAGGATATGAGATTGATAGCAGTCGACTGTGTTGCTGATCCGAGTTTTGGTGAAGCTTTTGTGAACGGTATACTCGAGAGCAAACAATACGTTTTGAATCGCCATGGCGAATATGTTGAGGCATATAAAACACTTGAATCAGATTTATCAACACTACCTAAAAGGGATGTAGAAAGCTACATCAAAGAGAGTGTATTAGATTTTTTAACAGCTATCAAACAAAAAATTTAACATGAATCAATCAAATCAAAACAATTTTAAAGGAAACATCTCAAAGTTTCTACACAACTTAAACAGTAAAAACTACGCGGAAGCGAACAAATCGCTACAAAAGGCCGTAGAAAATAAGCTGTTTGACAAAATAAACAAGCATAAAAACATAAATATTTTTAGTACACATGAGCGAGAGTCAAATTAAACAACAACTAGAAAAAGTAGCTTCCGATGTCCTCACAGAAGAGACATTGGAATCAATTGAACAATCATTCAATGAAGCCGTGCAAAGCAAAGCAGATGAACTGGCCCAATTACGTATCGAGAAAGCTTTAGTCGAACAAGACGAAGAGCACTCGATCAAGCTGGAAAAGCTACTCGAGGCTATAGATGCTGATCATACATCCAAACTTGAAAAGGTTGTTGAAGCTCTAGACTCAACACATGCAGTAAAATTGCGCACCGTTGTTGAAAGATTTCGCACAGAGATAGATCAAGATGCCAAAGTGTTTAAAGAGAGTTTAGTTGACAACATCAGCAACTACCTTGACTTGTATGTTGAGAAGATGATACCAGAACAGGACATCAAACAGGCTGTACAAAACAAACATGCAGTTTCCATACTAGAGAGCTTGCGTAAATCGCTTAGCATTGACAAAGTCATGGCCAACGAGTCAGTCAGAGAAGCTGTTATCGATGGTAAACGTCAAATTGACGAGGCTGCTGCAAGGTTAGAAAGACTCGAGCAAGAGAATAAAATTTTAAAAGAATCAACACAAAACACACAAGCTGAGTTGATGTTGGAAAAGCTTTCTGAAGGTCTGCCTTCATCCAAAAGAAGACACATATACAAAGTGTTACAAGGCAAGACAGCTGAATTTATAAACGAAAACTTTCAATACACATTGGACATGTTCGAGAAATCCGAACAAGACAAACTTGTTGAGCTCAAAGAACAAGCCACCACAGGAAAGAAGATATCCGACCGCCCGGTGAGCAAGAGTGAAGAAGTTGTAAAAGAAAGTGTAGAGAGTCAAATAGAACAAACCGAACCCGGTTTACAGGACTCTAATTTGTTCAACAACTACATGGGAGAGTTGAACAGGTGGTAAAATTTGTTGAGGCCAATCCGGCCTGAGTGAGTGAAAAGGAAACATTAGAATATGGCACAGGTAAAACCCGCACAATCATATATCGATCAAGAACGCGCAAGCGTACTTCTTGAGAAATGGGCCCCCGTACTTGATTATAGCTCTGACAACGTCAAAGCTATCACTGACGATCACTCTCGTTTGAACACCGCTATCCTCTTGGAAAACCAAGAGAACTGGTGCTTACGTGAGAGTAATGTTGCAGGAGGATCTTCTGGATCTTTCAGTGGCATGGCAGGTGGAGCGCTACAAGGTAGCCCCGGTCAAGGAGGAGCAGTCCCAGGTGGATCAGATTTCTACGCAGGAGGCGATGCTCGTCTCCCGAAGATTTTGATCCCGATGATTCGTCGTACATTCCCTGAACTAATCACTAATGAGATAGTAGGCGTTCAACCAATGAGTGGACCGGTAGGACTTGCTTTCGCAATGCGTTACAAGTACTCCAATGACACACTTGGTGAAGGTATCGACGGAAAATCCTCCGGTGGCGGCAATGGTGCATATGCATCAGACGCAGGCATTGATGGAACCCCTCACGGGAAAGAAGTTGGATATCAAGACCTAGACACACGTTTCACAGGTGCATCTTCGGATAAATTGACTGGAAAGGATGCTAGCGCTCAAGACGTTGGCCTCAATTTCATCGATGAAGACAAAGGTGTAGCTGCATTGTTGCAAGATTACGAACTCACAGGAAACATTCCACAATTGGAAGTTTCTTTTGAGAAAACAGCTGTTGAAGCTGGAACACGTAGACTTGCTGCACGTTGGAGCGTGGAGCTTGAACAGGATCTCAAGAACATGAACGGTATCGATATCGACACTGAATTGACAAACGCAATGTCGTATGAAATTCAGGCTGAAATCGACCGTGAAATGCTCATGAGAATGGTTCAAGTCGCAGCTACCGCTGGAGCAGGCAAAGGTGTAAGCACCTGGAGTCCCGCCACAGCTGATGGCCGCTGGCTAGCAGAACGCAATCGTGACCTATACGCCAAGATCATCGTTGAAGCGAATCGTATCGCTATCCGCAACCGTCGTGGAGCAGCCAACTTTTTAGTTGCTACTCCTCGTGTTTGTGCGATTCTTGAAATGCTCCCTGAGTTTCAGTGGATGCAAGTTCAAGGCAACGTGAACACCCAACCAGTCGGCATTGCCCGGGTTGGAAATCTTGGAGGCAGGTTCAACGTCTATCGCGACACACGTACAGAAGCACAATATGAAAATGGTAAACGTGGCGACTCTCGCCTCGAGTACATTCTCATGGGCTATAAAGGACCTGAGTTTTATGACACAGGTATCATTTACTGCCCGTACATCCCAGTGATGGTGCAACGTACAGTAGGTCCTAATGACTTTGCTCCTCGTGTTGGATTGCTTACCCGTTACGGTGTAGTTGACAACATTTTTGGTGCAGAGCTTTATTACCACGTGATCGTGATAAACAATCTCGGTGATTCGTTCACACCCGGCACACAGTCGGTGTACTTCGGATAATCTCAGATTAGTCTCAACAACCGGTGAAATGATATACCCGGTGATAAAAAACTTTTTTCGACTCTTACAGGTGATGCTGAAGAGTCGTTTTTTTTACGCTGGTTCCCAACGATTGTCGTGATTGAGTTTAAATGAACCTATAAAATCTTCACGACCACCCATCCGCTCATCTGGAGCAAACAACGATACATAGTTGGTACCGGTGCCTCTACTATACAGGTGATATACCTTACCTATAACCGGTTTGATTCTCATCTCTGCATTGTACATCAGTTCATTACATTTAAACTCTTCTGCGAACTGCTCGAATTGAGATTTTAGTTCATCGAATTTGTATTTGTAATGTTTGTTAGCATTATGTACAGCAGCTTGCTTCCAACCGGCTAAACTATGATCAGGTTCAATTTTAGGTGCACCTACATTGCTCGCGTAAGGTAAAATATGTGCAATGTCTGTTATGTTATCCGGTAAATCCTTCACTCATTGTTTGGCAGTTTTGGTGTGTAACGCATTGACATCAATCAGATCTGGACACTCGATAGCAATCGCTCGTTCAGATGTGGCTCGTACTGGATTGATATCTATACCTCCACGTCTAGCATACAGACACGTGACACACAGCTCACTAGGATTCAGAATATCATGCAATCGCTTGTATATTGTCTCGCAAATCTCTTCATGAAAGTGACACTCGTCTCTAAATGACACTATATACTTCAACAAGCTGGCTGGGCTCACATGATGATGACCTGTATAACTAATATAAACATCACCCCAATCCGGTTGACTTGTGACCCGGCAATTGCTCTTCAACAAACTGCTGTGCCATCTAACTGTTGAAGAGAACACTCCGCTTGCATCATCAACAACCTCCAACAAATCTGGAGATTCATTATATGTTTCCAATTGCATGCTAGATAGTTCTCCTGGTTCAAACCAATTCTCTAACGTAGTATAACTGTCTCTACACAAAACATCATCTCCCTTGGATATGATATCAGCTGGCAATGTCTTTACTTGCACGTCTGTCTCCAGGAGTTTTGAGATATCTTCTGAGGCTCTATCATCAATAAATTTCATCACATCCTCGGGTGTTTCTCCACACTTGTACATGTTGTATGAATTGAAATACAGTTTAATGCTCTTACTCTCAACAATATACTTGCTGTCACATGGATACACCACTTTCGCAACACCAGCGACAGGTAGTCCATTGTTTGTCAGTGCACTCACTTCATACGCGTTCCATGTGTCATAACCCACGAAAGGTAAATCATCATCTTGTATATTGAGATGCGTCCGATTGTTGCTCCTTGGTTCATTCACAAGCAGTGAAGAATCGTACTGATCTTTGTACTCAGATGTTTGACCTAAATGTTTTGTTATTCTACTATTGTCTAATGTTTGTTTTCTCATTGATTTTATTTAAAATTGTGTTCATTCTTGTTTCAACTGTACCATTCAGTCTAACCAATTTATACATCCAGCTGTTTTTTCTAGCGAACAGTTCTTCATATATATCTAAAATATCTTGTCGAAATTCCACATTCACACTTCTCACACCATCACCAACCAGAGGCACATCCTCTGGTTGTGTGTAAAATACAACATCCAGGTTGTCTATCAGATGTGACATTAAATTACCAGCATAATTTAACACCCATTCACTCACTGTACCGTTCAAATACAACCACCTGGTGTACACATAACCATCCAGTATACATCTGTCCAGCATGTAGTTGGTGTCACGTTTTTGATGATTGTGTAGGTGTTCACTCAATATAAACAATTGAGTTGTATCATCACCGGATTCGTTTATGTTGTTACCACCTCTATTTACCTTTCTTGTGACCTCATCAACATATTTCCATCCATCGAACGTGGCTTCACTCTTACATTTTTTGAGCAATGTGGTTTTGCCCGTACACTGTGCACCTGTGAAACTTACTAACATAAATAAATTATACCATATTCAACGTAAAATGTCCACTAATCTTTTGGATATTTGATACGATCATCCATTTTTTTCTCATCAGGTAAAACGTCAATATCATGAGCCTTTCTTTCCGTATGCATGGCACATAGCAAGTTCCACACAACAGCTGCGGCGTGGTCTTCGTCATCATCACATCTCCACCACGCTTCAAGGTGTCTGTGAGCACAATCATAATACACGCTCAATGGCATACCTTTCATCCAGTTGTTCTCACCATATTTTTCAGCACCATCTAGATAGCGTTTCATCACACGTTTCAATTCTTGTTGTGGCACTAAACTCATTCGGAGTTTACCTTCACCTGTGTCTCGTTGAGCACCGGTTTCAAATTGTCTATTATTGTCTTTCGTCATTAATTTCCTTTGCATCTCTGTATTGATAATGTTTATTCAATGTTAAAACTCCGCACCACATAGCAAAAAACCATGACACAACTGCAAAACAAGAACCTTCACGAGCTATAACAACCGCGGCTATTATATTCAATATGCAAGACACAAACATCAATTTGCCTTTGAAATTCAACTTGTGCCATGGTGCCATTATTTTGTTATGATCTTGGGACCTGTTCGATTCCATAGATCAATTACACAACACTTGACATTGTTTTTAATAGCTGTGAATCTCTTTACATTTCCCATCATGTCACGTTTACGTTGCAATCCTCTTTTGTTAATCTCTACACATTGCAACAGGTAAACACCATTGTAACCATGCTCGTAAGATGTTGTGTTCAAACCATCTGGATGCAAGAAACCAACAATTACACCGTATCGCTTTGTCAAGCCTGATGTTTTGCATATAACATCACCTAACTCAAAGCTTTCATCGGTGTTGAATTTGAAGTTCACATCTATCAATTTGCATCTGCCACTCTTGATTGTTTTACGCTTGTATGTACTGTCAGTGGACATGACAGGCTTCAACCGCTTGTCATACATGATCAATTCATACTTCACATTCTCACCTGTCCCGATAATACTACACACCTCACCAACTCGCTTGTTGTTGCTAGTGTCTTTGTATCTAACAACACTACCAACTTGTATATCATCTTCTTTGTTTAATTTAAAAATCTTCATGAGATATAAAATCTATCCACAGATCCAATGCCATGTTATGTAATTGTTTTGTTAGCATTTTCTCACCTGAATATACATTTGATGTCGACACGCTAGCCAACACTTCACCCTCATCAACACCGGGTGTCACTCTGTGTATGACACAACCAACATGCTTGTATATCGATTCGTCTTGCTCTGCAGCTACACGTGATTGTGGATCAGCCCCTTTCAATTGTGGGTACTTTGTTATCAACCCAGGATGTAAATTGTATATATCATATTCATCACATATGCTCTTTGGCACTATTCTCATCCATCCATGCAACGTCACAACACATTCATCATCTTTCAACACTCTACTGTAATCCTCTGCATCCGGTTTACTTCTGGTGTACACCATGTCAGTGGATGACAACAGCTCTTGATTCATGTCTTTGTCTGGTGACCGGTTAGTGATCACTCTGTCAGGGTAGCGTCCAATTTTCCTGGATAGATTGTTTATTTCATTGCCGGTGTGACTGAAAAATGCCACCCATCGTTTGTTGTTCAAAAGATTCACCTGTTTAGTATTTTCTTGAACATGTCAGTGTTGTACTTTATGCATTCCATCTCATGTGTTGTTACTTGATGATCTATTAAATCAGCTAACAATGTTCTAGGCTTGTTAGGCAGTCCAAACACATCATTGTATTTCTTTCCTTTGATACCAGCAACAATTGGATTGCTTGTATCCACACTGTGTATGTTGTGTATATTGTTGTCAACATAGTATCTAAATTCCTTCGCCAGACTACAACCCAGCAGATGATGTGGTTTGTCCCAACACCAGATACCTTCATCTATCAACTGATGTATGAATCGTTTTCTGCCAGTGCAGAACTTCATCAACGTGGTGTCTGCCCAATCATCCTCCACCACACCAGTGTGCAGATAATAACTGTAATCAAAGCTTATGGCTATGTAATCGGCTCTATCCTTCATGAAATTGTAGCACTTGACCAATTCATTCCAATCCCGGCCTTGCACCACTCCTATTCTCAAAGCGTCTGTGTTGTCATTGTAGTTCACCACCCAATCTTTCCATTTCTGTATGGTGTCCACACCACTCTCGAGAACATCTGGCACAATATAATAGTTGGGTTGTAGCTTCTCTACCCATTCATAGTATTTGTCTGCATCAAAAGCCTTCTTCAACTCGAATATGCTGTTGTCTAACAACACAGGCGTGTCTGTTTGTGTTCTCATGTCTTTAAACCATCTGTAGTACTGTGGATGTGTCTCAAACAGATGCACTAATGCGTACCCGTAATCATTATACTCCATCGATTCTTCTAGAATGCTGATCGGACTCTCGTGTGATACATTAATCTTCATACACTAATTATATTATAAATGGTTGCACTTATCAACTTTAAACCTTAACATTATTAGATAAATATCTATGTCAATGAAAAACATACCAGAACTATCTGCCGGAGGTCGGCGGGTGATGATACAAGCTAAAAAGCTCGCTAGTGAACTGTATCATGATTTTATAACGACAGAACATTTGTTGCTGAGCATACTCAACAGCGATCGCCAGCCCATGAGCGTGAGAGTGTTGGGTAGTAGTGTCGATATAGAATTGTTCAAGTCGTTTGTAATAAAAAATTTAAACAAATACAAGGGTAAACAAAAGCCACAAATAAAAAATATCGAGCCGAGTGGTAGAGTGTTGAAGATGCTGACATACGCCAGTTCAATCTCAACAGAATTCGGATCCACACATGTTGACGTGGATCATATATTGATGAGCATACTGGTGAGTGACACTGGCAGTGGTAACAACATGTTTCGCTTGAAAAACATTGATGCGGATGTGTTGTACGAGAAAATATACGACCGGTTGGCCAGAAGAACCAAACGCAAAGCCAAACAATCATTCAACGGAAACACACCAGATCAAAGTGTCGAACAACCAGTTGAGGAGTCAAGTAGTGTTCTAGAGAAATACGCGAGCAATCTGACCCGGCAAGCATACAATGGAGAGCTTGATCCGGTGATAGGTCGTACAGAAAACGTTCAAGACATGATACAAGTGTTGAGCAGAAGGACCAAGAGCAATCCTGTGTTGATAGGAGAACCTGGAGTGGGTAAAACTGCTGTCGTTGAGTTGTTGGCTCAACGTATTGTGAGCAAACAAGTACCAGTGAATCTGTTGAACAAACAAATATACACATTGGATCTGGCACAACTTGTGGCTGGTACTATATACAGAGGTCAATTTGAAGAGAGGCTCAAAGAAGTGATATCATATGTTCAAGAGCACGACAACATCATATTGTTTATAGACGAGATACACATGATAGTTGGAGCAGGAAGCACCACTGGTAGCATGGATGCTAGCAACATGTTGAAACCAAGTCTAGCCCGTGGTAATCTGTGTTGTATTGGAGCCACAACTATACAAGAGTACAAAGAGTATTTTGAAGAAGATGGTGCCTTGCAGCGTAGATTTCAACCAATACAAGTGGATGAACCAACAGAGCAAGACACTTTGAACATATTGAAAGGTGTCAAGCACAAATATGAAAAATTTCACAATGTCAAATACACCGCACAAGTGTTGAGTGAGATTGTGAGATTGTGTGACAGATACATGGTGGACAGAAACTTCCCAGACAAAGCGATTGACATACTGGACGAGGTGGGTGCCAAAGTGAAAGTCTCCAGAAACATGGATGTGGAGCTGTTTGACCAGCTCAAGAAATCGTTCGAACAAGCTGTGGTGAGCAAACAAAAGCACGTGGAACTTAAAAAATTTGATCTGGCATTGGATTACAGACAAGCAGAAGAGCTGTTGGCAAAAGAAATAACAACTCTTGTTGATGACACTGACACCAGTAAAATGAAGAAAATAACCACTCGACATGTCCGGCAATTAATCTCCGCAAGAACAGGTGTGCCGGTGGACGACATAGAGCAATCTGAATCTAACATGTTGCAAAATTTAGAGAAAGGCATCAAACGACATGTACATGGACAGGATCATGGCGTGAAAAAGATATGTGATGCGATCAAGAGAAACAAAGCCGGGGTGTGTGATCCTAACAAACCTATATGCTCGCTGTTGTTTCTAGGACCAACTGGTGTGGGCAAAACACATCTGGCCAAAATCATAGGTGAGCAAATGTTCTATGACGGTAAATTCAAGAAGTTTGACATGAGTGAATACAGTGAGAGTCACAGCACCAGCAAGTTGATCGGAAGCCCTCCAGGTTATGTGGGTTATGGTGAGGGTGGTGCGTTGACTGAATTTGTTCGATTCAATCCGTACAGCGTGTTGTTGTTTGATGAGATTGAAAAAGCACATACAGATGTGTTGCAATTGTTCTTGCAAATGCTGGAATATGGTCAATTGACAGACAGCGAGGGTGTGGATGTTAACATGAGAAACACCATCATAGTGATGACCAGCAACATAGGAGCACACAAGTTTACCAAACAACCATCTGTTGGGTTCTCAACTAGCTCATCAACAGACATCAGAACAGCAGTTGTTGATGAACTCAAAAAGGCTTATGCTCCTGAGTTCATCAATCGATTGGACGAGCTGGTGGTGTTTGATCCACTACAATCAAGCGATCTGCACAGCATATGCAACAACATGCTGCAAGATCTGAAACACAACGTGCGCAACAATTGTAAGAAGACACTGACTTACACCAAAGAGTTGATCGAGTGGATACTTGACAGACACGACACACCAGAGTATGGGGCTCGACCCATCCGCAGAATCATAACCGAACATGTGGAGACACCACTAGCTGAACACATAATCACCAATCCAGGTCATCGCAAGATCATGATCAACGTCAATCAACAACACATTGAGTTTCTAGAAGCTCACAACAGTTGAGCATATGCTCGCTCACACGCTTGTTAACCAGCTTTATCAACAGACTCAGAGTGTCTTTATCTGGATTGTGGCCTTTGGTCAATTTGTACTCTCGTAACGCCCGATACAGCATATCAGCTTTGAAGCAATCCAACACGTGTTGAACATCATGTTTTGAATCATGTTGCAACTCACGACCATAACAAACCGGACAATGGTCATCCTCGTTGGTTATGTTGTGTATGTATTGACTCAAGTAGTCGTGTAATGTGAGAGTGAACCTCATTTTGCCTAAGTATTTACATGGGACCCATATTGAACACAATTATCGGCGCCGGTATAAAGTTGGGCGTCAATTTGATAAACAGCTGGTTGGAACAGAAACGACAAGATCAGATGATGTTGGCAGCACGTGATGACAAGATGCTGGACGCGTTGTTGTGCAACCAGAACAAACAGGCCAGTGATCCGTTCGTGCAGATGACACGTCGTGTGTTGTTCATGAGCATCACTTTCACACTGTGTTTCTTGATGATCTATTACGCCATGAATCCACACATCACGTACGATGTGATCGTGCCCAAGGGTGAGAGCACCAGATGGGGTGTGTTCAGCTGGATATTCGGTGGCAAAGATTGGGAGCTGGTGCAGATGACCGGTGGGTTGTTGCTCACGAGTTTTTTCGATTTGTGTTTCATGGTGATTGGATTTTACGCGGTGCCCAGCAAGAGTCGCTAGGCCACTCCAAAAGCTTGTAGCAGCTTGTCGATCACCTCTTCCCCATCACCCAGATCCACAGGAGCCTCCACTGGCAGCTCGATCACTTGATCCACAGCTTGTGGCTCGGCATAACCATAGTCTCCATAGATCTCGTCATGGTCTGCATCAGCATCTATGTCCAACGGTTCATTTGATGGCTTGATTGGCTCTGGTGGTGTCCAGCTGGCGGCTTCCAGCTTGTATATGTCGCTGAATATGATGTACAGCAGCTGTTTGGTGTGTGGTTCATCACGAGTACGAGCCACAAAATCTATGATGTCTTGCTTGTCAAACACACCAGCCAGTTCACGTATGGGATCATCAAAACTGCTGTAACACTTGAGAGCCACATAATCATGAGCCAACGTGGCACAGTCGCGTATCACATAGTAAGCACTTTTCACTTTGATGTGCACACCGGTGTCCGGCTTGACCATGGCCAGGCTGGCGGGCCTCAACAGATTGCGCTCTTTGATGCCGCTGCGATCCAGTATCTTGTGCTCGAACGAGCCGCTCATTTTTTCCGGGTCTTGCTGGTGCTCTTGTCCAGTGTGTCCAGTATGTCACTGCTGGCTTGCACCAGTTGGTCAACCTGTTGTTTCACTTGATCTATATCAGAGGCCAATTGATTCCAACCAGCTGATGCGGCATTTGCCTTGAGCTGTTCGTTTTCTTGCGTGACTTGGTCCAGTTGCTTGTACAGCTGATTTATTTTTTCTATCTCTTTTGGATTCATTATATTTGAAATTGTTCGTCCTCGGGCCTGGGGCGCCGCAGGCGCTCCGACTGCTCGGTCTCGTTCAACAATTGCTCAGGAGCCGCAGGCTCCAATGCCGCAGCGGCACCTGAATCACCTGGTTGCTGATGTTGAGACCGGTCAGACGTGTTGGATTGATCACGACGTCTGCTTCTGAGACTGATCACACCACATGACACACTGATCACCGTGACCAGACCCACGATGCACACGAATGTGATCAACACGTGTTGCTGGTTTGATGTGGAGTTGTGGAGTTGTGCCTGTTCTCGAGTGTCCAGCATGCCGTCCTGATTGAGATCCACAGTGGCCACAGACACCATGCTTGTGAATTGTTCAGCATGTTTGATTTTTTGCTGCTTCGCAGGACCGTTCATGCCACATCCCATGAGCACCAGACAGGTCCACATGATCACCAGCATCATGATCAGCAACAGTTCCACTCGATCCATTGTTCGCATGTGTTTATTTAATGTGCCAGGCGCAAAGGGCAATGTGGAAAAAGTGGTAAATTTTGCGAAAAAAAATTTTGGCATGCAGATACCCGTTAACGGGGGTTTTGGTTTGCCTATTTGATTTCTCGCACGCCCGTGTCTACAGAGCAGGTTGGCTCTCTGAGCCAGTCACACACAGAGAACGGGGGCCTGTGTCTCAAACCCCCGTCCTGGATCAGTTATGGAAAGTGTTAGGCGTCAGGAAAGCAAACAACTCCACTCTCAGCCTCTGCTAGTTCGCCTTTGAGATTGCTTATCTGTACATACAATCGACTGATACGATCTTGCAATTGTTTGGCTCGTCTTTGGTTCTTGTCTGGTGCAGCCGCTCTGCTAGTGTACTCAGTTCTGAATCGATCGATGTTGTTGCCATACTTACGCTTGATCATGCCTGCTAGATACTTGTGATAAAAGCTTTTGTGCTCGCCTGTGGTGTTGCAGATGATCTTGTAGTTGTTCAGATCGATGCTCACATCCGCACCTGCAGCGTTTTGTAGAGTGTAGTAAGCTTTTGCTCGGCGAGATTTTTTGATTTGTTTTTCCATAACTTTGATTGTGTTGTTGTTGTTAAAATTATATTATATGCTAGTGTTGTTGAATGCGCAACTTATCTTGGGCAAGGATGGTTGCGTGGTCCAGGCACTGGTGGCCAGATTGCTAGTGGTGTGGTGTTTGAGTTGCTCATTTTCTGAATAAGATGGGGAAAAAAGTTCGGTTGCTTATTGTGCGGCATGCAATTGAGTCTCACCTGTGCTGGCATCAGCTGTTGCAGCTCGGGTGGGCATGAGTGTGGACTTGACTATTGTGTATGGTGAGTGACTCTTGAGTCTGTCCAATCCGCTCTCCAGACTCTGCACGAATCTGATTGCTGTTTGTAAATCGTCGCAGTCGATCACTGCTGTGTTGTTGTTCAATATGGTGTACATGATGTGTGTGGTGTCAGTGTGTGGTGGTGAGTTGTTGATACAGACCCAATCTGATCTGCATGCTTCGATGTTCGTGTTGCAGCTCATGCAATCGATCCAACACTCGAGTGTTTCCTGGATGTGTGCGTGTTGCTGTCTGAGCAAGTTGCAATCGATGTGTGATGGTCTGCAGTTGTTGTGTGAGTTGTGCTTGCCTGTTCATATATCAATTATAATCTATTCAATTGGAATGCGCAACTTCAGATGTGTCGATCAACCCGGTCAATCGATCAAACAGTTGAAACATCTGCTGCTCTCGTCTCTCAACGCTCTGCAGATGCCTTTGAAGTGCCACCAGATCAGCGTGTACTGCTTGCGTTGCACCCTCAACTTGATGCAGCACAGGTGTGATGTGATCTGATCTTGTGTGCTCATTAACAATGTATCCGGCCACAAACGCCAGTGTGAATAG